CAGATATTCAAAATAACGTGTCGCTTCAATTCTATCCAGCTTCTTTTCATCAATAAACTCATCGCTTAAGTACCTTTCGACTATTTGTTTTATCATGCTTTAGCGTATTCATATAGGTAAACATTAATAGAGTCAGCACCATCACCACCAGCTTTAATTACACCTATTTCAAAAGAAGTTACTGCTCCACCATCATAATGCCCCATGAATGTTCCACCACTAGCATTTATATTTACATAATTACCCCATAAATCTGCATCTCCTGCATTTGTTGTATATTCTAAAGTTGATAAAGAGAATGATCCTTGTATAGCATTAACTCCACCCAAAGAAGGAGATATAAAAATCTCATCATCTGAATCTTTTCCAGTCAATGTTTGTACAGGTGAAGTAACCATTGAATATTGATTAAAAAATGAACTATAATTACTTCCAGTAGAATCATTATTAAATCTAATAAAAGGCTGATTACCTCCTGTTGCTACTTCCATATTAAAATATACTAAATAAAATTTCCCTGTTTCTATAGTAATATCTGTTGTTACATCAACATCAGTAGTTTCTGTAGCACTTATAAAGGTTAATCCAGTACTAGCCCACTGAGGGTTAGCTGCTGCTCCCTGAGTCTGTAATAATTGTCCACTTGTTCCAGGAGTTAACCTTACTAAAGACGTTCCGTTATCATATAGAACATCTCCTTGGTTTGTAGAGCCTACTTTTAGTGTACTAAAATCTGCTGTTGAAGGCGTTGTTGAACCTATAGCTGTTCCATCAATAGTTCCACCATTTATATCTGCTGTAGTAACTATACCTAAATCAGCCCATGTCCCACTAACTGTCTGATTAGCTGTGAATGTCCATGTAGCTGCTGGCGTATAGGTAATTCCACTAGAACTATTGATTGTAAGAGTATCTGCTCCATTACCTAAGTTAGTATCACCTTGTGTACTAAACGTACCTGTATGAACTACATTTTGTGCTATTGCAGATAGGTTAAGTTTACTCGCAGCTATTGCTGCTGCTGCCTTAATATTTGCATTCTCTATGTTACCATTGAACTCATTATATATTTCGTCAAAGTTTGTATTGTGTTGTGATGCTATAATTGTTGCCCCCGACGAGAAAGTGAAATCTTTACTGATAATACCCATGAGTATCTCCTATTTAAACATGACTTGTCTTAAATGTAATAAGTACTGTTAAATCATCTAATGCTGGTGTAGTTCCTCCTAATGTAAGAACTACTTCCATCTTAGCGTTATCTGCTATTGCTGCGTCAGTAACTGTCCCTACTACTACTGTATTGTCTGCTACTAAAGATATAGCTGAAGATAGTACCGAAGTACCTGCTTCTTCTAAATCTACTGTATATGTCTCATTACCACTAGCTGTATCTAAATCCCTACCACAAGCACTAACTTCTACCAAAGTAGCTGCTACGGGCATCTGAAAGGTTGCTACGGGGTCTACAGTAGCGGTATACTGTCCATCCTTAGTTATACAGATAGTAAAGTATGAGTTAGGAGCTGCTAGTTTAGTATTAGCTATTGCTGCACTAGCATCTAAGTTTGCATTAGTAATGTTACCATTATAATCATTATATATTGTATCATCATTAGCGTTGTGCTCTGATGCTATTATCGTGTTACCTACAGTAAATGTGTTTGGTTTTGAAATGATCGCCATTATTTATCCTTTTTAAGTTTTGCTTCTTTTACTTTATACTCATTGAAATGTTTAGTTAGAACGTCTTTTTGTTTATTATCACTACGGACAACTATCTTTTTCTTTCCATACACACCCATATACTTATCTTTCTGTTCTTGTTTCCAATCAGAATAAGTCTCTAACTCATGTTGCCATCCTCTAACTACTGCTTTCATTACATACGCACTCTCTGTTCCATCTAAAGATTCTTTACACTTCTTACACATTGCTACTTTCATCTGTGACCCATCACTTAGTAAATATGTAGTCTCTGTTCTATTAGCTTTAAATACTGTCACTACCTTACCATCAATAACTCTTTCTTCAATAAGACTTGTACCACACATTATACATTGTCCAAATACATCGATGTTGGGTCTTGGCATAATTACCTCTCTTTTACTATTTTAAAACAAAAATTAAAAAAGTTACTGAAGCAACATCAGATTTTAAATAAATATTTGTTGCATCCCAATTCGTTCCTGTTGTTGGTCCTTGATACAAACTTCCAGCCTTATCTTGATACATTATTAAAAAACCTACTGGTATTGACCCTAATCCATGAGCTATAGTGTTTTCTGCATCAGGAGTAGCACTTGTTGTGAATAATTGAAAAAATCCACTTAGATTTTCTCCTCTATCCCCATCTCCACCTCCACCAAACCTAACTCTACCTTGAGATAAAAGGAATAAGTTTACTAAGTCAGTATCAATAAGAGATGCTGGACTGTTAGGTTCTTCTTTAAATGAAGGAGATATTTTGCTCAGTTTCATGTATTTGTCTCCAGATGTGCTTGTGTTCCTAACCCATCTATTTGAAAGGTTTCATCTACTACATTGTTCTCAAACTTCATCCTAACCACTCTTCCTCTTCCTGTAAGGTTCCTACGCTTCACATCACCACCTGTTCCTGCATATGTAGCTGTTCCGTACACACCTGTACCATATACGTCCGTAGAGGTAGCTAAACTAAATGTCTGTGTGAAAGTATCTGTATTCTCGAAGTTATAAGAATATGCGTAGGTAAGAGTTGTATTGGAGTTCTGGAAGTATATGTATACCATAGGAACGCCTTTTTGATTAACTAAATCCCCAAAAGCTCTCCAATTAGTATAGTAATATGCTGATATAGCTGTATCTGTTGCTGTTCCATCAGGATGGTCTGAAGTGCCTGAATCAGCTCTATAAGCAAATCCAGAGTAATCCATAAAGTAAGGACGTTCTTCTGTACCATTCACAAAGAATGTAGCTAATGCTGCTGCTGAGATACCTGTATATATACTCCAAGCATTATTAAAGTAATCCCATACTAAGATACGATCATTCTCTGCTTGTCCTGCTGAAGTTAATGAACACCAATACCTATTCTTAGATAACTGGTTAAGTGATACAGCTTTATCAAACCTTGTATCTACAAACCCTAGAATAGTATCGTTGATCTTATCACTTATCTTAAACGAATTAAATCCATCATAGAAATAAAATCCATCTTGGCTTAAGAATACATGACCATTATTAACATCTTGAATAGAATATCCACTAGCACAACCTACTGCTGAGTTAGATTTTCCACCATTAGGAAGAATGAAAGGAATATCTGCATCACCAGTAAATAGTAAGTTATAGGTAGAGCGAGACTTGTAGATAACAAGTCTATCAGAGAGAACCCTCATCCCCGTGATTTCTTGTCCATCATCTTTAGCCACTTCAATAAAATCAGTAGCAGACCAAGTGCCAGTATCCTTAAAATTAGACCAATAGATTCTGCTTCCATGACGTGTCCCTGATACTGCTACATTACCTAAAAATAAGTAATTGTTAAATTGTACTACCCATTTAGCTCTAGTTAATCCTGTAGGTACTGTCATAGTAGCACCATTACCAGCACCTGTCCATTTAAAAGGAACATCTAAGTTATTCGTAATATATACTTCATTAAGAAAATTTTCAAAGTAACAATGGTTAGTTGCTGTTATAGTGAGAGCTCCTGTAACGTCGTCCCACGTTCCATCTAAAGCATCCATCTTAAACAACTTACCATCTGCTACAGATACAGCAAACCTAGTCAAAGTTCCACTACTGTCAAACTCGTACCAATGTAGTCCATCACCTTCAGGGCTACTAGCTATAGCTGAACTGTTTAATGTAGTATACCCATTACGTTTAATTACACTTCCAAACTTACTAAAGTCTACATTCTGTAGGTCTGGAGATTCATTTTCTTTTAAACTTAATGGTCCACCTGTAGTGTTTAGTCCTCCATTAAAGTTTATATCTGGTATTCCTACTGCTGTACTTGTATATTTTGGTAGTGGCATTATAACCTCGTTCCATGACCAAAGAAAGCTCCTGCTTGTGAAGGTGAGAATAAAGGTCCACCATTTCTAAACCCTCCTGCTCTCATACCTCTACGTAAATCAGGATGCCAATCTATTTTATCTACATTGTCTTTTTTAAGTGATCTGACTTCATCTTTATATAAAGCAAAGAAGTTATCTCCTTCGTCTTTATTTGTTTCATAGTTAAGTTTAGAAGTAGCTAATAATATAATAGCTTCATCAAACTCTTGCCCCATCTCATGTATATCACCTTCATTAACCAACCTATATGGTTCTTTATAGAAATATACGTTCATAGGGAACACTGTGTTTGGTAAAGGATATAGCTGTACTTTTCTATTAATTATACCTACTGTAGTGTCTCCTACTGGTAAGACTGATAGAGTTGTATTTGCACTATCTGAAGTAGCTGTTATCCTACCTGTTGAACTACTACCTTTAGATATTCTATCTATATTACTAAACGCTTTACTTCCTGCTACTGCTGTAGTTCCATCAGAAGCGTTAGTAGTGATTATCTCGAAATCAGGGTATCCACTTACTGTACCAAAGACTGTAACTGCTATGTTCGTGTCAGCGGTAACACTAGAAGATACTGTAACTACAGATGCTTGTTTAGGTTGAGTTAAGACCATATCTTCACCCCACATACGGTAATGTGTAGGTATCTGTTCTATCTGATCGTCAAACCCAGAACCATAGAACTGTTGGTCTGAAACAAACCTCATTTGGTAAGGATAACCCCACTCTGTATGCCATAAGAAAGCTCTATGTGAGCACTGCACAGGTAAGTTATACTCTTCTTGTCCTAAGATAGAATATGTACCCGTTCCACTGATTGTAGTGCCACCGTACGCCTTTGTCAGAGTCAGGGTTGTTTCACCTGTAATAGTGTCTATAATAAACACGTCAGAGTCACCTTGTAGCTTTATCTTACGTCCTATATTGATTCCATCAGTAAGAAAAGTAGCTCCTACCATAGTAATGCTCTTACTATCTTTAGTAAACGTTCCTCCACCAGACCCTGTAGTATATTTCTTCTTAGTTTCAAATACACCTTTTCTTCTAAGGACTCTCCATTTACCATCTCTAGCTAACCTAAACAATGCAAAATTAACAGCGTTTTGTATAGCTGTAGTAAACTGAGTTCCACCTTGATCTCTAGTAGCTCTTCTAACTACCTCATCTTGAAGGTCTTTATATGTAAAAGCCATTCGTAGCTCCTAATTATTATATTTAAAAAACTTTAAAATAAGACTATCTATCTCTTTATCTTTTATATCTATCTCTTTAATACGCATGATAAGTTTCTCAGACACATCAATAGCTTTACGCATACCTTTGTCCCTTTTTCTCTCATACGCAGCCTGACGAGTAATTAAATATACTCGCCAAGCATTTAATGCTTCACTAATAGCTTTGGCTATCTCAGACATTCTTAGCCTTTCCTAGATTACCACCTAAGAAATTAATAGCATCTAAAGCTACTTGTAGTATCTTATCATCAACTTTATTAGGTGTTAATGTTGCAATAACTGCAAATCCACCAACTATCTCAAGTAATTGAGGAATATGCCCTGTTACCCAAGATGTAATGTTTGTAAAAAATTCCATAAGTTCCTCCTTATTTTAGTCCAAACTGAACAGATAACCAAGCTATTGCTAATACAACAACAACCTGAAAACCTCTATCTATAAACCTATCTGCCCACTTAGACTTGCTATTTTTACAATCTGCTGCATGGTCTTCTAAGAATTGTACTTTACCTACCAATCCTACATGACCATTACCGTTAAGAATCTTCTTGATGTCTTTTACATCATTACCATTCTCAACTACTTTTTCTCTAATCATTTCGATGGTAGAAATAAGCTGAGGATATTCTATTCTACGTTCACTCATTTGCCTTTCCTCCCACCCTTTTTACCACCTTTTTTACCTTTACGAGTACTTGATGTTGATTTTGACATTATTTATCTCCTAAATTGTCATAAAACTTCTTATCTCGTTGGTTCTTATAATCTAGGATTTCACTTTCTGTCCAAGCTACTTTTTCTTGTAATACAGATACATTCTTTTCTAATGTTGACATTCTATTTAAGTATCTTAAATCTAACGCTAGAAGGAATGCTATAGCTACAATAAGAGCTATTATTAATGTATCACCTTTAATTACATAACTTGTTTTATTTTCCATTTTTTATACTTCCGTTGATGATCGTTCTCTTTGTTCACCAAAACCACCAATTACATCATTACCTCTATTACCACTAAAATCTTTACCCCCACCCATCTGCTTAATTTCTTTCACAACTTCAGGCATTTCATGGGCTGTTACTTTAGTAGCCATTTTTTTAAACTTTTCACTATCAGCCTTTTCATCATAATCCATGTATTTCAAGTACTCTTCTACATTCTCAAAACCTTGGTTTCTTACTGCTTGACGGAACTCAGGGTCATGGCGAAAGTCAGAACCTAGTGTCTCCACTTTTTGTGCATGTAGCTCTTGTAAAGCAGCTCTATCAGCACCTTCGTAGACAAAAGGTTGTCCTGGCTTAATAGTCTTACCTTTGTACTTAAACGATTTTTCACTTACATTAGTAAGTCCTATTACTTCTTTTGCTGGGCTCCAAACACCCTTATCCGATACATATGTTGGCATCTTCTACTCCTTGTTGGTTAGCAGCATGTTAGCTGCCCCTTTCGGGTTGGTATTAGGTTGCACTTAAACAAACAATGATTCTTTTACTACTTTTACATTGCTCTTGTTCTTGTGTTCCTCTTTAACTGCGTCAAAATTTACATTCTTGTAAACCCCACACTGTTTAGGAGGTGTTTCATCATGAAAACATTCATGATACCTACAATTACGTATTATAGAGATGGATTCTGATCCTGTACCCTTATACGCTTTTGTTTTAATATCTTCTACTAAATTAGCAAAAGCTATCATTTCATCTTCTGTGTTAAAAGACACATCTAATTCTAATCTAAATTTACTCATTTTTACCTCTCATCTGTATATGGACCTGTTGGTACTGTTATTGTATCTGTTAATCCTACATTTGGTGCTGCACTAAACCAATTCTCTTTTTGTACTCTAACCTCATCCATATTTCCATCAAAAAAACTATTAGAGCCTCTATTTGCACCCATATATAATGTTCCAGCATAAGTGTCTGTACTAGCATCATTAACATAGGCAACTTGAACTCCATCTAAATATATTCCATATTCTGTTGCAACCTTTATAACAGAA